AACTGCCTGTTGCACATCAACAGATCCCTGGAAGATTTCTGCGCTGCTATTCTTAACATGAACTTTGAGATACCATCTGCCGCCAGATTGGTAATAATCACTCGGGTCAGAAGCAGTAGAGGCAGATTGCATTGACAATGAAAGCGCAAAGCGTAGTGTTGACAGGAGACTATTTGCACTATAAATACCTACTCTGCCATAAACACTGCCACCACCACTATTGAGAGATGGGTTGTATAGTCTCGTACCCCAGTTAAAGCTTGTGTCATAGTTTGTGTATCGATCATCGCCAGAACCCGTTGTGTTCAAGACCAATGCATGGTCAAAACCAAGAGTGCTTTGAATGAACTGATACGCTACACCTATATCACAAAGAACCTCATTAAAAGTAACAGACGGGGTTGTACTACTTGAAGTCTCGTATCCTTTTACCTTGGTTTTAAGGTAAATATAGTTGTCTTCAAGAACAAGGTCTGCTGTTGTATCCGTTTGCGGCTCAACAGTAACATGGTCTATTGCCCCTGCTGCACTAGACGGTAATTTTACACGAATCGTCTTTAAGTCTGTACCAGATGAATTTCTGATCGCTATGCGTCCATATGTATTGCCGTCTCTGTCATAATGATAGCTTGATCCAGTCATATCGCAATCAAACGATGTGCTAAAATCTTGCCAGTTCGTTGCATTGCAGTACAAAACCGCACGGGACGCTACAGTTACCGCCGATACCCCATCCCGGTATGCCTGAGTATCGGCTATATTAAAAGAATGTCTATCAATTGCTGAATCGTTGTGCGGGGCGCCAAGAATGATTTTTCCGCCAGATTCAGTGAAAGAATGATAATGTCCAGTAAGATTTACTTCAGTTGCCGCCTGGCCTGTTGTGTCCGCACATATAAATGACGGTGAATAAAAACTAGATGTTGCAACCATCTGTGCAGCTTTAAAATATTGCAACGGACTGCTGCTATATCTTGCTGAGTTAAACACATCAGCATATCCTAGACTCTGCACAACTCCAGGCGAACATTGCGCAGTTTCAATCGTTGCTGGTGTAATACCATATCCAGAGAATGAACCACCGTATCCGTTTACTGCATCACTGCGAATATTGGATGCATACACTTCACCAGTGATAGTTGCATCACCAACAACCGTGATACCGCCTCGGTCGCATTTGAACACTTGCGCGCCATTGGCATACAAATAGAATCCATTGGAATCCAGCGACCAAGCAAACGAACTAGGATTGCCTCCAGATTCAGACACCTTCGCGCTGATTTGGTTCGCCATTGTCTGAAGCGCTGCTTCAAATTCACTGTTAGTAACAGTGGATGCAATTCTATCCGCCAGAATCTCAAATTCAGCGGACGTCTCGGCCAGCTTGCGATTGTACCGCCTGTCAGTATTGCTTTCATACTGCATCTCAACCTCCGCCTCATCGGAGATGGCGGAGCCGATATTAGACAACATCAGGCGGTTGAAAATCGTTTCCTGTTCAAACAGACCGGCGAAAACATTGTATGCAGTAATCGCATCGCCAATCTCTGCGGCAGGGTTCATGTATGCGCCCTTGGCGCTGAATGGCTGATACTGGAACCCATACACGCGCTTCAGCAAAGCATCAGCCACTGTCTGCCTTTCACTCGGCTTTACCAGCGGGCAGTCGGCTGTGAGCGTACTTCCAGACCTTGTCAGTTCTGCGGTAACACTAGCTTCATTGTTAACCGTCGTCTTGGTTACGGTAATCACATCGCCGTCTTTTGGAGCAGTGATATCAGTATAGTGTGTTGTCAGGCCGTAGCTTTGAGCCAGTTCGCTGGTAGTAACATACGTGTCTGTCGGCGTTTTCCACTTTCCCTGCGATATCGAGAACGTGAATTTGTACGTCCCATTTGCGTAGTTGTTGTAAACAGATGCATTTGTTATAGACACACTCGGACTGGCTATATAGTTGTTATCGTCCAGATTCAGAACCACACGGTCATATGGATCGAATCTAGTCGACTTCTGGAAAGATTGCACATCCTTCCCAATGTATATGAGATCAGACATTCAATTAACCTCTTATGAGAATCTTCGTCCCACCAAACGTAATGGGAGATCCAGCGTTGGTCACCAGATAGTATGTTTCACCAGCCAGATCCGCAAACGCCACAAATCGCATCAGGCCTTCGTTCGTGATGATGAAATTCCCACCATACATCGCAGCGATGCTGCCAAGCACGTCGCGCATGGAATATTGCGCCGGAAACTGGACGATGTAGTTTGATGCCCGCAACAGCGCAAGCGTGTCTGCCTCTGCCGTCACATCCATGAATCCAAGGATCTCATCAACTACTTGCCATGCATACGGGTGCGTATTATCCCATTGCAAAGCAGACGACGGATACGCCTGATTCCCCCGGAACATGGCATCAAAGGCAACGAATGTAATCGTTCCGTTATCTTCATCTATCCAGCGCTGGTAGAAATAAAAGACACCCTTTTGGAGCCAGCCTGATGCCAGCGAATTGTTAAACACACGAATGTATGGTTTAACTTCCGCGGCCAGCGGGATGGTAGCCATCGGGATTGTGATGGTCGCATCCAATCTGCCGACAACGGCATTGCCGACCGTAGGATTCTGGCTGGTAAAAAGCTGACGCGTAGTTTTAACAGAGTATAGCTGCCCTTCCGTAAAATCAGTGTCATTAATTACCAGCTTAGTTTCTACAGAATAGTTGCCCGCACTTACAATGGCATCGTAGTTTGTAATCCCTGATGTGTCTTGCATGGGATCACCTCTCTATCAGCGGGAACGTTATGCCGGACCAGTATTCATTGCCGTTCGCGTCTTGCAGCAGATATGACGCCGGGTTGTTGTTGGAATACATTGTCACAATGCGTGTGCCGTACATTGGGTCGGAATACCGCACCGTCACGTACTGCGGATAAATCGCATTCAGCACCGTACTCAGCTGGCTGGCCAGCAGGGGAACACAAGTGATGTCCAGACGGATCTTCGTCGTGATTCTCCCGCGCATCATGGTGCCATCCATAGTGCGGCCGGAATTTGGCGCATCTATGTCCGACCGTGTCCACTTCACGCCGCCCTGTGCGATGTACGGAACGAGATCGACGTTGTTAACTTCTAATATCATTCCGTATCACCTCACAGATTCGCAGATATCGCTTGCATGCGCTGATATTTTGTTACTGTCTTGCCCAGTACTTCTCCGTCAACCTTCAGGACGGTCTCACCGCCTGACACGTTCTGCATCGCCTGGGAGACTGCATCGTAGACACCCTGCCGGATACCAGAGATAATCTGGTCGTTGTTTGCGACTGCCGTGCGGTTGCCAATGCGGCCAACCATTTCCGGCATGCCGCCTTCGCGTGCCATAAACAACTCACCTTCGTCCGGGAATCCGCCGCTAGCGAATCCTTCCAGATACATGCCCTGGTCGGTAAGGTTCGAGCTACTTGCTACTTTAGCCTTGAACATTTCGTTCAGCTGCTGAGTAGTAGTCTTTGCCCATTGGAACAAAGTCTGTACCGCTGCGACAACATCGTTGATATAACGAATAATTGGATTCGCATCCAACATCATAGACGTACCAACAGACATTAACCCTGCGGCAATCAAACCGCCAGCGATTGGCCACGCAGCCGGGAACAGGAGCAGTATCAAGCCAAGTGCCAGGAGAGCCGTGCCAACCAGAAGCAAAATCTCGCTCAATGTCTTCCTGATGGTTTCCACAATCTTGCCTTCATTCAGCGCAGCCGCTGCCACCAAAGACGCAGCACCAGCAGCCATCAGGCCAACACCAAGTGGAACATTAGCATTTGTGAATGTCAAAATCGCACCGATACCAAGCAAACTGATGCCCAGAATCAGGTCAATATCATGGATTACTTTCTTGATTTTCTTCGGCATTTCTTCCCAGTTGAGCGCTGCAACATTTGCCAGCGTCAGTGCCCCGGCTGCCATCAAAGCAATACCAAGGCCGGGATTTGCTCCGCTCAGTGCAAGGATTGCGCCGATGCCAAACATCGACCCAGCGGCCACCAGAGAGATTGTAGACATCGTCCTGGACACGTTGCCTGTAAGATACTCCCAGTTCTCCGAAAGTGTCGTACAGAGGCCGTACGCGCCAGCAGCGATTAATCCAAGCCCAAGTGGTATATTCGCGCCGGTCAACGTCAGGATTAAGCCAAGGCCAAGCAGTGCGCCGGATGCAAACAGTTCAAGGTCGGCCAGGTGGTTCTTCAGCATGTCCACGAAATCAAGCAGATGGGCATTAATCGGAATGTCTTCAAACATCTGCTCGTAACCGGGAGTCGAAATTCCACTTCCGCTGCCTGTATCAGAAGGTTCTTCCAGCCGGTTGATTTCATCGAATCCCATCAGCTGGTTCTTCCATTCTTTGGCAGCCTTCGCACCTTTGGCCGTGGTATCCGCCCAACTCTTGGAGTAGTCAATCGCTTTGAGATACGTCCTTTTGCCGCCCAGCAGTGCAAAGAACTGCGTCAGTACTTCCGCTGCCATACGGACAAGTTCTATGATTTTCAACAGAATCGGCTGGATAGTTTGCAACATCGTTGCCCACGCAGCGCCTATCTGGTTTGACATTGTATAGTTCTTGGTCGCCAGCAGATCCAAAGCTGCGGCCAGGTCGCCACCGATGGCCTTTGAGAACATGTACGCGTTCTGCACACCTTCTCCCAAGGCCTTGATCACTCCGCGGATAACCTGGCGGAGCATCATCATTTTGGTCATGCGCGTTAATGTGGACAGAAGATTGCTCATGCCCTTATTCGCGCTCCCGGCGGAACCTTTCACAGTCTGCAATGCTTTGGAGAGGTTCTTGATGCCTGTGCCGGCAACGTCGCCAGTCCGCTTTATGTTAAATACTAGGTTTTCAACTTCCAAGGTTCTCACCACCTTGTTGTGTTAATTGTCGTTCTTTCTCCAGCTGCTCACGTTCATGCTTTGCTGTGAACTTTCGTCCCAAAGCATTAAGCTGCGCCCGGAATTCCGCAACCTTCTTTTCATTCTCGGCCTTCTGCTCTTCCTCAGTGAGAGGCGTCAGGCGGTGCGGTTTGTCGGGATACTGCATGGTGCAGTGCTTATCAAAGGACTGCGCCAGCGCCACTTTCAGCGCCTCATAGTTATACATGCCTTGCAGCCAGAGTTCCTCGTTCTTTTGTTCAACCGCGATTCTATGCCTCTCGACATAAAATTTGAGCATTGTGTAGTCACCGTTCCAATACTCGTCACACGGTACGCCCAGTGCCATATAGTACGCGCACAACTTATCTAGCGTTTCCGCAAAACTTCGGTCTACACTATGCTCATCTTGGTCTATATTCGCGGAAAGTGGCGGTGCGGTTATCTCGTCACTTTCCAGGCCACGTTTCCCCCGCGGCCAGATATCTCCTCGACGGCCTCTTTGATCATTTCAGCCAGCGTATCCATCAGCAGATCAGTCTCTTTGCCGTCTTCATCGCATTCGGCCTCTTCGTCTTCCATCGTCCGGCGGAGCGCTTTGTAGATCTCACGGATCTTCTTCTCCGATTCGGCCGGATGGTTGGCATAGAAAGCGCCACGAAACAGCACTTCGGGAGCAGTGAAGATCATGTCTTCCAGCCTCTTGAAACTGATGCCGGACTGCTCCATCTTTTTCAGGCTGTTTGCTGTGTACTCCAGCTTGTACTGCTTGCCGTCGTACTCAAATTCGATGCGAGTCTTTTCGCTTTTCGCCATCTTCTTGTTCTCCTTACACACAACATTTTCAAAAAATGGGTGGTACCTTATTTAATTACCACCCATTAATCTTACGAATTGCCCGGAACGTCTTGCCAGCCAGCGTACTGATTTTCAATCAGCTGAACTGCGCCCTGCACTGCCTGTGCGGATTCCACATCAGGAAATCCCATTTCGCACGGTTCGCAGCGGAAATAGGCACCCTTTGTATCGCCAGGGAACGTGAAACAGAACCACATACCCTTGCCGCCAGTCAGCGCAGCATACTCAGTCACAATCTTGTTCCAGTCTTCACGGGACGTCGGATTGATATTACAGCTGAGACTCAGGTTGCCGTCATTGCCCTGGAGGCCTTTAACGAATCTATGACGTTTCGTCTCGGAGAGCGGCGTAACATCGTACTGCTCCCACTCCGCAGTAAGGCCAGAAATGCCAGTGACATAGTCAGCAATGTTCAGAGTAGCGCCAGTCGCCTTTTCTTTGTATACCGATGCCAGCGTAGGCCTGGTATTGGCCGTCGCCTCGGGTGCGTACTGGATTTTAATTCCGGCCGTCGAGATTTCACCAGCCATGTTATATCTCCTTTAGATGTTTTCTTTATGTTGACGGCAGCGCATCAGCGTCCCCAATGACGCGGCGATACGTTGCCCTGATTCGGTAATTCGTTCCTTCTGTTCCGTTTTCTACACTGACAACATTGGTTTCATTGTAAAACAAAGCGAAACAGGCAGAACGTACAGTTTCCAGAATCGTGTATGCCTCAGACAAGGAA